ATGGCGTAACAGAACCCCAACACATGGCCCTGGAGCACCAAGACCACCAAAACCAAAGAAAGACTCTAACTGATGAAACTCATCACTGAATTAACAGAAGACATCAAGTACATCAAAGAAAATGTTGGCAATGGAGATAAAAATTATTTCATTGAAGGCGTCTTCATGCAATCCGATGTCAAGAATCGTAATGGAAGAATTTATCCAAAAAATACACTTCTAAAGGAATGCAAAAGATATATTACGGAATATGTTGACAAGGGAAGAGCATTGGGTGAATTAAACCATCCAAGTGGTCCAACCGTTAATCTTGACAGAGTTTCCCATATTGTAAAGGAATTGTACGAAGACGGAAGAAACGTGTACGGCAAGGCCAAGGTAATGGATACACCGATGGGAAAAATCGTAAAGAATTTAATAGATGAGGGTGCCCAACTTGGTGTTTCTACCCGTGGAATGGGATCTCTAAAACCAAAAGGTGGATATCAAGAAGTTCAGGAAGACTTTATGTTGGCTGCAATAGACATTGTTGCGGATCCATCTGCTCCAAATGCATTCGTGAATGGAATCATGGAAGGCAAGGAATGGGTCTTTGACAATGGTCTTTGGTCTGAAAGAAATCTTATGTCTGCCAGAAATATAATAAAAAAATCATCTTCTAAAAACCTCAACAAGAACATAGTAAAGATTTTTGAGCAATATTTCAGGAATATCTGATGCCTTTGTTTGATTACAAAACAACATCAATACTGAACACCATATTGGTGGAAGGAACTACACCAAAGGTAAAATACAAACTTACCAAAAAAAAGTCTTCTTCTGCTAGTGGTGGATATGGCGTAGGTGGTCCAAAGATAGATTCCATAAAAAAACCAGTTTACAATAAGCCTTGGACAGGAACCGAGCCTGCTCCAAAAACTGTATCAGTTCCAGGTGGGGACATACCAAGACAAGCAACCTGGGGTAAATTAAAATATATGGTCGATCCAACTATTGACTATTATTTTGATGCCACAATAGATGCAGCAAAAGAATTACCAATTGCAGGTGGGATTGCGGCTGCGTCTGCAAAGTTTGCACTTTCACCAGCTGTTCGTTATGCAACAAAACAAGTAGTAAAAACTGATCTTGCAAAAAGATATCTTGGTCTTGGTGGTCTTGCATCTAAAACTGCTTCTCTTCCGGCAAAAATGCTTTTGGGAATAAATGCAGAGAATGAAATTAACAAAGCAGCAGAATTTGCCATGAAGCACTTGCCAGGATCTGCTCAGCTGACAGGGAATAAACCACAGTTTGGAATTCTTGGACAAAAAATAGGTGATAAACTTGGTGATATAGCACAAATGGGAATAGACCCCCTTGATTGGGTGACAAAAGCCTTTGGTGCAGATCAAGCAGCTGCAAGTGTTGAAAACATAGGTGGTAGTCAGTCTTTGGGAATGACTACGGCTGCTGGATATTTGGGCAGAGGCAAAAGATCAGGAATTTATTGATATTATAAATAATTTAAGTTTAAGGACAAAAACATGGATAATTTAAACGAACAAAACGAACAAATGGGTTTTATGCCAGTAAATGGCCAATCTTTCATTCCAGACGGAAAAATGTCTGGAATTCCAGGACCTGTAGTCACAGCAAATAACATGCTTAAGGCTCAGGTTCCAGTTTCAGCTGCTGCCATGGCTGGAATGATGCCTCAAATGCCATCAGCTGGTCCTGTTTCTCAAGAGGAAGAGGAAGAAGAAGGTGAAGAGGAGTCAATGGAAGAAATGGAAGAATCGGCAAATGAACAATTCCGAATGGCATTGACTTCATTGCTTGGTGAAAATATTTCTTCGGGAGCAATTGCTCAGCTTGAGGGAATTTTTGAAGCAGCGGTTAATGATAAGGTCAATAACACAGTAAATGTTGTTGTAAACAAGTTGGATGAAAATGTCCAAACTTATCTTGAAAACGTCACAAATACTCTTGTAGAAAAAGTTGATGATTACCTTGATTACGTAGTCGAGGAATGGATGCAAGAGAATAATGTTGCCGTTGAGCAAGGAATTAAGACTCAAATTGCAGAAAATTTCATCACTGGACTCAAAAATCTTTTTGAAAACCACTATATTGACGTTCCAAATGACAAGTACAATGCTCTTGATGAGCTTTATTCGCAAAATCGAGAACTGGAACACAACCTTAATTTTGCAATCAATGAGAATATGAATATTCGCAAGGATCTCATGCTCAATGAGTGCGCAACAATTTTTGTTGCAGAAACCAGAGATCTTGCTGACACACAGATTGCAAAATTGCAATCTTTGATGGAAAACGTTTCTTTTGGAAACGTTGATGAATATCAGCACAAACTTAATGCAATAAAGAATAACTACCTAAATTCGCAGACAATCATGTCTGCACCCGTACAAAGACCACTTCCTCAGCAAATTAATGAGGAAATGACTTTTTCTCCCGTCAAAAATATTGAGAATTCCTCAATAGACGGGTATGCAACTGCTATTTCAAGACTTAATAAAAAGATCTAAAACACACAAATTATAAATAATTTTACTTAGGAGAATTTACTCAAATGAACTTTCAAGATAACACACCTTATGATATTTTAACCGAGAAATGGAATCCCGTGCTTGATCACGGTGCTCTTCCATCAATCGCTGATGATTACCGTAAAAAGGTAACTGCCGTCCTCTTGGAAAACCAAGAGCAAGCCATTCGCGCCCAACACCTCACCGAGGATATGACTTCCAATAACTTGGGAATGCCTACAAGCTTCTCAAACACTGGTAACGTCGCTGGTTATGATCCAGTGCTCATTTCCTTGGTTCGTCGTGCAATGCCAAACTTGATGGCCTATGACATCTGCGGCGTTCAGCCAATGACCGCCCCAACCGGCCTCATCTTTGCAATGCGCGCAAACTACGGTGGTTGCGCATATGGTTCCACACTCAACTATGCAGAAGCAATGTTCCAGGAAGCTCAACCACAATACGGTGGTTCTGCATGGGCACAGCCTGAGTACAAAGGTAGTACTGCTGGTTACGGTCTTTGCGCTGGTTCATGCGGTCCATTTGGTTACTCTGGCTCAAGCCCACTTCTACTTCGTAATTTGAGCGCAGCTAACTTTAGCCGATTCAAAGGCATATTGACAAACTACGGTGAGGGAATTGGTTCAGCTGCCGGTGCAGGTGGTGCAGCACTTGGAGTTTGGAATCAAATGGCATTCTCGATTGACCGTGTTGCAGTACAAGCTCGTACACGTGCTTTGTCCAGCAACTACACAATCGAATTGGCGCAGGATCTCAAGGCTGTTCACGGTCTTGATGCCGAAGCCGAACTTGCAAACTTGCTCAGCACAGAAATTCTTGCTGAAATCAACCGCGAGATTGTTCGTACAATTTACTATGTTGCCAAAGCTGGTTCACAACAAATCGATCTTCAAAGCAAAGGCAGCTACAATGTTGCAGCTGATTCTGATGGTCGTTGGTCTGCTGAACGATTCCGTGGCCTTACTTTCCAGATTGAACGTGAGTGCAATGCAATTGCCAAGGAAACCCGCCGTGGCAGAGGCAACTTCATCGTCTGCGATAGCGATACCGCAGCAGCTCTTGCCATGTCTGGCTTCATGAGCCTCAGCCCAGCAATTGCACCTCAACTCAACGTTGATGATACACAAAGCACATTTGCTGGTCTGCTCAATGGAAAGATTCGCGTATATATCGATCCTTATACCCCACTCGGAGTAAACTTCTTCTGTGCCGGTTATAAGGGTGAATCTCCATATGATGCTGGATTGTTCTACTGCCCATACGTTCCTCTGCAAATGGTTCGTGCAGTTGATCCAGATACCTTCCAGCCTCGTATTGCATTCAAGACCCGTTATGGTGTCGTTGCTAACCCATATGTTCTCAACGCAGCCACTAACGCTCCTGATGCTGACAGCTTGACTCAAGGTTTGAATCAATATTACCGCTTGACACAGGTAACCGAACTCCACGGTATCTGCTCTGGTGGTAACATTTAATCTAGTATAGTTAAAGATTAGAAACCCCCCTGAGAAATCAGGGGGGTTTTCTTTTTGGGATAAATAATTTTATGAGCACATGCCAAACATCATTTAGCAATCTTTATGGTAATTACTTTATTTTCAGCGTAAATCGTCCAACAGAAGGTCAATCCAATACGCCTTCCACTGAAATATTGGAGCTCATGGTACAAAAAGTAAATTTACCTGGATTGACTGTTCCCGATGTTCCTCAGCCAACAACCCTTGGAATAACCATTCCAGTTCCAACATTGGCAGTTCAATACGAGTCATTAAACGTTGAATTTTTGGTTGATGGACAACTTGAAAACTGGAAAAGTTTGTATTCGTGGATGAGAAATTTAGCAAACATAGAAAATGACACTGGATATAATTTAGATACATACCAGCAATGGCATGGCAGTGCTTCTCTAATTTTGCCTCAACCAATAGATTGCGATACACCATCACCAAATTTAACTGTTTCTTTTGTAAATCTAGTTCCAACTAGACTAACTGGACTGATTTTTCAGGCTGATGTCACCGATGCTCCAATTTTAAAGGCCAGTTGCAGTTTTAGATTTTCTCACTATACTATAAGTCCAGATTTGGTTACCGGTTAATCAAAGATAATCAGAAGGATTGTCTGACCAGCTCTCTGGGCTGTTTGGGTTGCCATCTGGTTCATATGGGAGCTTAGAAGCCTCTGGTTTGGCTTTATTGCGCTTCTTTGGCTTTGGTTGGGGTTCTGGAGCTTCTTCCTCAGTCTTCTCTATAATCGATTCTACGTCAAGTTCTTCGTCTTCATCATCAATAATTTCTACTTGTTCGTAACTTTCTATCAATTCATTTACAAATCCAACAAAATCTTCGTTATTAAATAATTCATTGAGTAATTTTAATCCATTTTCTGGATTTATAAAATCTGCATTTCCTGTACTTACTACTGCTTTTGGGTCTGTCTGCATCGTTACAAAATAAATTTCATACATTTTTTCAAGAGTTGTGTTTGGTCTCCCGAGGTACATAACCATATTTTTGTTTATCTCTATTTCAAAACTTTCCACATTTGTGACATAGTTTGTTAATTTTACGTATTCAATTGTATTATTATCCTTATCTTTTCCATAATAAGATGAAAGGAGTGCAGGCAATTTTAAAATTATTTTTTTTGGCGTCTCTATTATCAGGGAAATTATTTCCTCTCCGGAAATAAGTTTTAAAACCCGCAAGACGCCCGAGACAGAATTCTCAGGAAGTGAATCGGACATTTTACTGTCCTCCCTTCCTTATTATTTATCTTTCAATAGATCCATTGAGAATATCTTGTGATCAAATTTTTCTCTTTTGTATATCTTCAAACGTTCCTCAAAATGTTTTAAAACATGGTTTTTGTAAGATTTAATCGAAAGATCATCAACTATGTCAAAAACCTTTAGAGTTTTCTTTTTTGCGGATATCCTAAGTCCTCTTCCTATGCTTTGAAGCAATCTGATCACGGATTTAGTAGGTGACGCAAATATAATATTGTCAATGTTAACGATGTTAATACCAGCGCTGGTAGTACCAAAACTTGCCACCAGTATTGCATTCGATTCCTTATCGACAACTTTGCGAATGTGCTCTCTTGTTTCTGCTTCTGTTTTTCCAGAGATAAAATATATTTTTCTATCACCTGCTTCTGCTTCGATGAGAGCCGTGAGGGGTCGTCCATGGAGTTCGACGTAATTGAAGAGTATGAGGGTGTTTCCTTTTGTTTTGAGTGCAAGATCTTTGATGAATTGGTTTCTTTTTTCATTTGTTACAATCCATTTTATTTCATCTGGATATTTCTGTTTTTTTAACAGATGTTTTTCTTCCTCAGTATATTTAAGCATTATGCAATCTATTCCAAGGGTTGCAAGCAATCCTTTGGACATTAGATTTTTTGTATGTATGAATTGAACTGCAGGTCCTAGAATTCCCTCTATGCTAAGCCTGTGTGCTTGTGCCTGATGTAGGGTTCCTGTAGTACCTATACGAAACCAAGCCTTATGAAGCTTTTGTCCTATAAAATTTATTGACTCCGCCTTGGCTTGATGGCACTCATCAAAAAATATAGCATCAAAGTCGGAAAACCATTCCTTTGGCAACTTGTAAATTGACTGCCACGTTGAAATCACTATCTGCTTGTTGGTGTCTTTGTCTTGGCCAGCAGATATTTTGTGAATATATTTTTTGCATGACCAGGATTTATCTTGACTAGAATAATCAAAAAAATCCGATTCCATCTGGTTAACCAAGCCAACCGTAGGAACCAGAATAAGAATCTTGCGGTCTGTAGGAAGTACCGTTTGAAGAAATCGAACCAATACGTATATAATGAGACTTTTTCCAGATCCTGTGGGAGAAATCACCACCGAACGATGATTGTTCAATGCATGCAAAATAGCCTGTTCCTGATGGTCGTGCATCTGGACGTCTTTTTTTCGAACTGTAACCTTCAAAGATTTGTAAAACTCCGAAAGTTTTTCCTTTGTAATGCATAAAGGGTTTTTACTTTCTTTTATATTTAAGGAGTATTTTCTGTCTTCAGAAAATTTTTGAAGATACGATTTCAATCCCCTCGGCAAAGTAGATGATAAAATGTCGTAAAGACGAATTTTGCCGTCCCAAAGCCTGCGCTTGAACATAGGCATGTATTGTGCACCGGGAACCATGAAGGAAAAATAATCCCTCAGTTCTTTCTTAAGTGCTTGTTCTGTTTTGATGTAGTAACGAACTTCATCAATAGATTCAACTTCAATATCCACTTAATATTTATACCACTCCATTCATCATTTTTTGCCAATCTATTGCAGACTTTATCATAAAATTTCTGTTGTTTAGGGCTTTTAAAAATTCTTCTACCAACTTAAGTTTTACTTCAGTTATTGCAAGTTTAGATTTCAATTCAATGACTTTTGGATCGGCTTCAATAAATTGTTCAACATCGCTTTTCAACAATGTAAGCTGTGATGGTTCTTCCTTCCATTCTTCCAATTCTTCCTTTGATGCCTTGCCAGTATAAATTTTCCATTTTCTTAATTTTAATACCGCAAGGTCATTTTGGTGTTTTGCCAAAAGTAATTTGACATCTGCAAGTATTGTTAGATACTTGGAGTGTATTTGAGGTATCTTAAGAGACTCTATACCTAATTCTGTAGAGTCTATTTGAGAGTCTTTAGTAATAAGTTCTTTAAGGTTATCTAGATTCATCTTTAATACTCTTTTTTAGAGTTATTCTAAAGTATCTTTAGATAATGTCAAATAAATATTCTTGACATTTATTTTAAATAATCTATAATAACTGTGAGGTCTTCAATGATTATTGATCTGCGTGAAATCCCAATTGTTTGGATTAATCTTGATTCGGCAAAAAAGAATGCCGAGATGATGGAAGAACGTTTTAAAAAATACGAATTTAAAAATACTCATCGTAAACCCGGTATTATTATACCACCTCCAAAAGATACAGACAAGTCCA